GAACCCATCAATTTCAAGTACCTGTGGGGTTAATGCATCTACAATATTAATATCAGTCATTTGAAATGAAACATTACTGTATATATTAGAAGTACTTTCTAGAATCAAAACACCCTTGTAAGAATCTGGTTGATCACTACGTAGTTCCAATAATTGATTAGAAACTGTCGTACTACCACTTTCATCAACAACAGGAAAATACAACTTTGTTGCCCTACTTGGTATATAATTGGAATCTGTACCAAATGACCCCATTACATTTGATGAAATTGCACTTGCTGTCGAAAGCAAATTACTGTAAAACCCCGGCGTGTAATTAAAGGTCTCGTGTTCCGCAACCGCAGTTTTTACTGGAACAACTGGAGCTGCTATGTCAATTGCTGGTAATTCAAACTCGAGTGTTGCATTTGTTATCAGATCACCGATTCTTGGTATTGTAAACTTGTTTGTACTACCAAATTCAACTGTAGTGTCCTCATCTACATTATAGGTTTCCATTGCGAAATTGCTATGTTTTTTGAAATGTGAAACAAATGTAGACAGTTCAGGTTCTGCTACATTTTCTCCTGTACCATATGTTGCTAATTGTAATAACGATTCAGCTGACATTGTTATTATACTAGTTTATTATTATCTATAAATAACATTCCTGCAATACCACCCCTAAACTGTAGTATGTTGTATGATCGCGCATATACTCGCACGTCCAAGTATTCTACATTAGTTTGCCTCATATTGGCAAGTTCTAAAGTAAGTTTTTGATTTACTATTCTACTCATATTTACCTGTCCAGAGGGGTAAGGATTTTCTGGAAATAATGCAAAACTATAACTTGCTGCGTTATTTGAACTTACGCGGGTATGTTGTTTTCTTGCTAAATTGTATAAATAACTACTCGTTGTAGTTTCACCATTTGTTCTATTGCTTTCATTAAAACTCAGATCTATTGATTTTAGCCATGTCTGTGTAGGGTTTGTAAAAACATCCGCACCAGTGCCAGATTTTGTCAGTGAATCTAACCTATAGTTATAGTAGTCGTCCCTATCAACGTGATGGCTATCCTGAACGATGAAAAACATTTCCTTGACGGGATTGATAAAGTTTAGATCTATAATATTAGTCATTGGTGTAGAATCATCATATGCTTCTGCAATGGGGCTGTTATTCGTTAATCTCTCTTCAAACAACTGGTTTTGGACGACTGGATAGTTTATTTGAGTTTTTTGTAAATATGATGCAACAGGTCCATCTAAATAAATGTATTCGGTTGGAACCACTGATTTTATAATGTTTGCATTGAGAGATTCATATATCTTATTTCTAAGAGGTTTATCTGCTATAAATTTATCTGTATAGAATAATCTATCAAATGAATCGGAATCATTTCCTCTATAAAACTTTCTAAGAGATATTTCCAATTCTACATCTTGATATAGTAATGATTGAATAGGTAAAGCCAGTGAATCATCTTGGGTAAATGTAAACGGTAGGTTTATAAGAACATTGAATGGATATTCATTTGGTACATTCAACTTTGTGAAATCGGTTTGGGCGACACCAAGACCTCCAACAGACGTAGTTAAACCTTGAGTCCATTTAAATGTATCTTGTTCGGTTTCAGATTTCCAATAACTGTTGTATATATTGATCATCTCTCCATTATATCTCTCAATTGTTTGACCACCAATCAACAAATCTGCATGGTCAATCATGGCAGTTCCAATTGAATTGGTATACCCAATACCATAGTATCTAACAGGATCAGTAAACAGAAATGAAACTTGCATTTGATTAAAATAGGTACTATCCCATACGTTCTCAGTCATTTGATATTCCGTCGCAGTATAATAATCCATAACATACCAACCCCATCGCGAAAAATAATTTTTTTGAAAAGAAGTTCCGCCAGATGGTTCATCAACCTTGGTTTCAACGACAAACTTTACTTCAAAGGTCCATCCTTCTGATTCATCCGGGATACCTGTAATTTCCCATATAGCTGTAGGCAAAAAGTTTGGATACAATTGTGAAAATAATTGTTGTCGTTTGTTAATTGTTTCGACTTGAATATAAATTTTACGTTCATTCGTATCTGTTATCTGATTAAATGCTTCTTTAACCGTATTGATTATATCACGAGATTCTCTAAAAGGAAAGTATGCCGTGCTTTGTGAGTTTCTGGTTGATCGTGAATTAAGTGACATCTGAAATAATGGGCTTAAATACATTTTGGATACTTGTTCCGGTAAACATATACGACCTGGATTGGGCCCTTGTTCACCCTCATATGTTGAGTTTGCTTCATTGTTAAATGAAATAAACTGCCATAATCTATTTGTGGAAGCTAAACCACCCAATGAATTATATTCAGTCATCATTCCATCTACATTGGGGAAATAAACAGTACATTCATCCGTGTTTGCAAATGTTTGGTGATATCTGTTTATAATGAAAGCATTCAATGCCGCATCTTTTACAGTTAACAAATACCACCCCCCATTGTTAGTTACTGCACTTATATTGTAATTTTGTGAATTGTATGATAAGGTTTCAGAATCTGTCGGATCTGATGTCTTTAAAAACAATCTAATTGGCCCCAAAAATGGTAAATTATACGGTGTACCTGGAATCCCTGCCCAGAGCGGCGGTGAAGGACCAGACCTTGGTTCAAAAACATATCTCGCAGTTGTAGCAGCCAACAGATCTAAATATGTACCTATATTTGTCCCATTTACATCACTTGTACTTATTGCGATTTGTGTCGTATCACGTTGTGTGGTAAAATCATTTAGACGAAACTCACCACTCCCTGGATCACCCATAGTTGTACTACTGTCATAATTGAAGGTATACTTTCGCATCCCTGCAGATGAACCTTCAAGACTGTAGAATGGTGTGCAATTTGAAAATGATGCACCAAAGTAATTCCATTGACTATATTCATCTCTTCCAGTTTGCCAATTTAAAGAATTGTAATTGAATACACCATTGTTTACATCTGATGTTATAGGTGCTGGGGGAGGAGTTGCTTGTAGATTATCTGCAAATACACTGTTTATATTTGAAGAACATGTGATTTCTGACAATTCACATGATAGAGTTATATTTCGAACAAGATTACCCTTTTTAACAAGTCTAATCCTCGACGTCCCTCCAAAATCAAGTTTAGTTTGTGGAACATTTTCAAACGAGTTTAAAGTATATGACGAAGTACTGTCAAAAACTGTTTGGAAATAAGATACTTGAGGGCTTCCAGTAAAAAACTGATCCTGCACACCCTCCTGTACCAAATGTATGCGACCACTTCTTGCTGTTGTTGCCATTAATATATGTAATATTAATAATCCTTAATTAAAAAAATTAGTCGTGTTATTTTAAATGTCAACCATTACGATTGAAACAATTCTATCTGGATATTCAGATAAACTGGATATACAGAAATCCAAGGAAATATTCCAAGGGGTATTCGATCGATATAAGCACAAGGGTATCAGTCTAGGTAATATTACATTGGTGCTTATTGCTCTTATTTCCGAAGCAAGCAAGTTTGATAAACTAACTGGGTCTGATAAAAAGGATCTAGTTACCGAAGTGTTGGAATACCTTGTACTTGAACTACCATGTGAAGATGCCGAAGAATTGCGTCCGATTCTTCGTAGTATGATTCCAGTGCTCATCAACAATATTGTAGACATGAGCAAGGGTAATATCAAGATTGATCTTCACAAAACGTCTAAACAACTTCTATGTTGCCTTAAGAAATAGACGTGTAATTATATTAATAATGAAACTTACATCTTCCCTCCTTTTTGATGCATGCCAAAATGACTATCTACCGAGTTCAGCTGTCATGTCTGATTTTGGAATCGACGGATTCATGGGAACAAACTCGATGAATATTTTCAAATGTTATCAAGAAGCTATTGAAAATGATAATATTAATGAGGATCAATTGCATATTGCATTGATTACAAATACATTGAACGAACTCATTCTAAGTGGTAAACATGTAAAACGTCTACCGTGCTACGAGTCTGTCATGGGAATGGGTGGTATTAAAAATATTTGGACCGAAAACATTAATTATGAATGTAATAAATGTTATTATGTCGGTGTTTATAATGATGGTAAATGTGTAATGTGTGATCATAGTCATACAGAAATCAAGAAAGGTTTTGTTTGAATAATGTAGCAATCTCTCTAGCCAATTTATCTACTTTGTTGTTCATTTCATTAGTGGAGTGGGCTTTTACCCAATTCCATCCAACAGTTTTAGTTTGTGTAATATCATATAATTTCTTCCACAAGTCTTTGTTTTTTACGGGACTTCCATTTGAGGTTTTCCAACCATTCTTTATCCAATTATGAATCCACTTTTCGATTCCATTCTTGACATATACACTATCAGTGTATATCTCAATTATGTTGTTTGAACATGCTTCAATGCCATTAACAGCTGCCATAAGTTCCATTGCATTATTGGTAGTGTGTAGGGTACCGCCTCCAATTTTAAAATCATTGGAAATCGCCGCCCAACCACCGGGACCGGGGTTTCCAAGGCAACTACCGTCTGTATATACTTTATCCATTTTATATTAAATACCTGTCATGTTTTTAATTACATGATCTATTTCATCTATAGTCATTCCGGGGAATAGAGGAATACTTGTACACTTTTTACAAAAACTTTCTGCGTTAGGGCATTCCGTATAGTATTTCTCAAAGCATGGTAGTTTGTTTAGTGCATGGGGATAGTGAATATTGTATTGAATATTCTTTGATTTCATATGTTTGATGAGTTTACTACGATCATCTGAAAGAACTGTATATACATGGTATACATCCTTGCCAACTGTGGAACGTTTCATGTTTCCAAAAGAATTATTGTATAGTTCCCCGATTCTTACTCGTTCATCTGTATGTTGGTCCAATTTTTTGAGTTTTCTAGACAATATATAACCTTGCATTGAATCCATTCGACTATTAATACCGTGCCTAATATGCATATATCTATCATGAGAGGATGCACCAAGTGAAGCAATAGATTTACACTTTAGATAAAGTGATTCGTCATTCGTTATAATCCCTCCCGCATCTCCCATGGCTCCTAGATTTTTACCCGGATAAAATGAAAAACAACCCAATTTACCAAAGTTTCCAACATGTTTTCCATCAATAGTGGCGCCGTGAGCTTGTGCACAGTCTTCGATAAAGGGGACTTTTATCCTACTTACATCTACACATTGTCCGTACAAGTGGACTGGGATTGCACATTGTACATCTGGAATCTTGCCCACATCCATGAGTCCGGTTTCGGGGTCTACATCTACAAACACAGGTGTATGATTTGCCGCGACAACTGCAGCTGCTGTCGCTGCATAACTGATGGCTGGGACTGCGACTTTGGAATTGTCTGGTAGATCAAGAGACATGAGTGCAATTGTAATCGCATCTGTGCCATTGGCGCACGGAATGCAATATTTACTACCCGTATATTCGGCAAAATCCTTTGAAAATACCTTGTCTCCTATAAATTCACTATTTTGTATACATGTTTTAATATCATCCAAATATTCTTCGGGATCGTGAATCCTCGTTAGATCATTGTACGGAATCATTATTATATAAAGCATTGGTTAGTTTTAAGTAGAAATGTATGTAGTAGTCGGATTAGGATATTTTGGCAAGATAATCAAATCAAAATTGAAAGATGATTTGGTTATTACAGTCGATCCTTATAACAAAGATGCCGATTATACATGCGTCGAAGATGTTCCAGTTTCAGATGGATATTGGTTTGTTGTGACACCGGCTAGTACACACTATGATGTTATTAACCGAGTTATTAACAAGGGTGTTCAAAATATCTGGGTTGAAAAGCCAATTTGTACCAACCTAGAGGAATCTAAACTAATTTTGTGTAGAAAGCCAGACATTTATTGTGATTACACGTGGCTAAAACACCCTATGGTTGAAATACTCGAGACTTATTCGGACGATATTAATCATCTTAGTCTAAAATGGTTGAATGATGGAACACATATTCCATCTGATGTATCCCTTGTAAGTGATCTAGTAATTCACCCACTGTCTATCATTGTACACATTCTGGGTATGGTTTTCAAACACACGGTTGTTTTTAAAAACGAGGCGACTGTTATTATTTCTGGTCGTGCTGGTGTAGGTACTTTTACTATCGAAGTGTCTAACGAATCTAAAACAAAATACAGAAGTGTCGCGGCATATAGTAAGATTACCACATACCGGTGGTCAACGGCGGACCCTCTAAACATTGAGAATCATGGTATAATCCCAGATGTAGATGCTATCGAAGAAAATATCAAAGCATTTAAACAAGGCAAGGTTAACACGGATATTTCACAGATTTTGTATGATATTAACGAAAGTTGTAAATAAACTTTAGTGCAACATCTTCAATTTCCTTTTTATCAACAACAGATAGATCAGATCTATCAAGTCCTACCTTGTTAATTTTTATAGGTCTTGATGGAACTCCTACCCAAACCAAACCATCGGGTGAAGTACCTTTGAAAAAGGAACTCGCCCCGATCATACAATATTTACCAATTTTAGAGTTTTGATGAATAGTTGCATTCATACCAATAATAGTATTATCACCTATTTCACAAAACCCAGCCACTTTTGCCCCTGGTGCCAATTGGACGCTTTTACCCAATATGGAATCGTGTCCAACATAACTAAATGGCATTAAATAACAATCATCCCCGATTATAGTGGGTTTATCTGTAGTTGATACATTTACAACCGTAAATGGTTTCAATGTAGCAGTTTCTGATATCTTGACACTACCGTGGGTTGTATTTCCCTTCCAATCGGGTGTTGTCTCCATTATATAAAGAAAATGGTATTTGTTTAAGTAAAATGAAGATAACATATGCCATATGTGTATGTGATGAACACAATGAGCTTGATCGGCTTTTGATGTTTTTAAAGAAAACAAAGCACCCCGATGATGATATCAATTTGCTAATTGATACAAAGAATGTAACGGTACCCGTTCGCAATGTTGTTGAAAAACACATTGATAGTCTTCAAGTATGTGAGCGCCCCTTTGATATGAACTTTGGAAAGCATAGAAACTTTCAATTCAAACAGTGTACGGGTGATTATATATTCATTATAGATGCAGACGAGTTGCCCCGCGAACCCCTAATCAAAAACATTAGGGGTATTATCAAGGATTCCGAGTCAGATTGTCTCGCAATCCCGCGGATCAATATTATTCCCGATCTCACAGATGAACAGAATGAAGAATGGAAGTTTAATGTGAATGAACATGGATGGATTAATTGGCCGGATTATACATATAGGATTTTTAAGAATAACAGTAAAATCAAATATGTAAAACAGGAATTACACGAGGTTTTGTCGGGTGCGGACGCACAGAAATCTCTTGTCGCCCATCCATCCCTGGCGATTTGGCATATTAAATATTCAACTAGGCAAATGAAACAACATCTACTTTATAAACAAATTAACGAGCAGAAATAACCATATCATCTACCAAATCGTTGAATGTATATTGTGGTTTCCAACCAATGTTTCTAATCTTGGTTGAATCACCAAGTAGTGTCTCTACCTCACATGGGCGGTAAAAGTCTTTGGAAACTTTAATAATTGCCTTGCCTTCAACTACAAGTTTTTCATTATCTCCCTCATCTTCCCATTTATATTCAGAATTAGGATAATGTGTCATCACTTGAGCGATAAACTCTCTAACAGAATGATTTTGGTTCATAGAAATGACATAATCATCTGGGTTATCTTGTTGCATCATTAGCCACATGCCATATACATAGTCTCGGGCGTGTCCCCAATCCCTCTTTGCCTCGACATTTCCAATGTATAGACAATCTTGTTTACCATTCAGTACATTGCGAATACCCTTTACAATTTTTTGCGTCACGAAATTATCACCACGCCTGGGAGACTCGTGATTAAAGAGGATACCGCAACACGCATACATGTCATATGTCTCTCTATAGTTTTTAACAATCCAATGGGCGCTCAACTTTGAAACACCATAGGGAGATCTAGGATGAAATGGGGTATTTTCGTTTTGTGGGACTTCATGAACCTTGCCAAACATTTCAGACGTTGATGCTTGGTAAAACCTACACTTTTTAATGAGTCCAAGCTGTCTAATTGTTTCAAGAATATTTAGTACACCCATGGAATTAACCTCCATTGTGTTGATAGGACAATCAAATGAAACACCGACATGACTTTGTGCCGCAAGATTATAAACCTCCAACTTGTCTGTATCCATACAAGTCAGAAATACCTTGTTTAAACTGGATTGATCTAGTAGATCAGCTGTAAATATTTCTAGACACGAGTTGTTGACATAGGAACCAATATTACTTACAGTCAGGGGGTAAGTCGTATTTCGAACAATACATTTAACATGATATCCTTGTTCTAGCAAAAGTTCCGTCAAATATGATCCATCTTGTCCGGTACATCCAGTGATTACAGCGACAGGACTCATTAGATTCTTTAATATTTAAATCTTTAATAATAATAATAATGCTAAGTCTTGCAATTTTTTGTTCGCGAGATGGTAAAACATTTGTGGGATGTATGGTTGTTTTTGGTATAATTATACTTTTACTTAAACTGTGGTATAATAGCGTAATGGAGGGTCATGAAAATGCTCCTGAAAAAGTGATGATACCACTGTCGGTCGTGTGTTCACCTTCGGTACCAACCCTGGTCGGTGGTGGGGCATCATCTGTGGCTCCCCAGGCTGTACAGGCTACAACGACTCCTCAGGTTACTGTTACCTCTGGTTCTACAGGTAAAGTCAAGTCTGCTCAACAAGCTAGACCAGGAGATAAGGTATCTGTCGAGCCAGTTGCTGAAGATGAAGAAAATATTTATGTTGACAAAGGTTCTTTTGATCTGATCACCAATTCTGGATGGGCTCCCAAGACATCCAAGAGAGATAAAGCCAAGTGTAGGGATGCGTGTAATAGCGATCCCAATTGCTCTGGGTATTATG